CATGGAACGGATCAGCAATTTTGCCGTAGGTGAGGTTCACAACAATGTTGAATCGGAGATAACCGACGCCATTATTGAACTAGGCGTGGACTTATCGCTGGATATGACTACTGAAATGACTTTCACTGTTTTTGATCCCGATTTTCGAATGTTGAGAAACAACTATTTTCAAGTACGTCGCCCTATTTCGTATCATGGCTACGACTATGAGATTGCTCAGATGAGCATGGATCGTCAGGGAGGGGGGTTAGATACCGTCAGGGTTACGGCACGGTCATTGGCGATTCAGCGCATGCGGCGGGAAACTGGTGCTGCGTCTTGGGACACTATTTCCCCGTCGTTGTTTGCCAAGATGATGGCAGACGAGTGGGGTTTGAAAATGTTTATTCAAGACTCGGGAGAAAAGGTCGGTATTACGCGTCAGCAGGGTGACAATATTGATGAGTCAACGTGGGATGTGTTGCAGCGTCTTGCCGCCGATTTAGAGTATTTAGTTTTCGAGTCTTATGGGGTGTTGTATTTTACTAGTGAAGAATTTCTAGTTGAACGTCAGCCGGGTATAACGATTAATCTTTTTGCTGAGGAGACCGATCCGTGGTTTCCGTACAGTTTGGCTTTAAGCCAGAGTGATGACGATTGGGCTGGTTCTTCTTTTACGGCTCAAGTGAGTAGGGAGAATGGAAAACAGTTGCGTCCGGGCATGACCGTGCAGTTTTACAATTGTGGACCGTTTGGCCATTCTGATCTACCCGTAGGGGTTTCGGGGGTGGTAGGTACGTTTGAAGAGGATAGAAAGCATTTGATTTCTTCGGTGACATGGGCGGAAGGTCATCCTTCTCCGGTAGCGATTCAGGGGAGAACGTTGAAAGAAACGGAAGACACTGTTGCCGATACGTCTGTTGGAACGGGTTTGGGTGTTTGGGGCAAGCGAACTTTGAGGGAAGGCATGGGGACGGTGGATGCACCTGCGCATGATGTTGCCCGGTTGCAGGAAAGTTTAGGTATAGAGAAGACGGGTATTTTTGACGCTAGAACAACAGCGGCCGTAAAGGCTTGGCAGAGGGTAAATCAGTTAGGAACTCCGATTATTCAGGCTGTTGGAGAGTTGCCTCCTGAAGAGCGGAAATTTTATGTAGGAAAGGAAGAAATCATAACGTATGACGTTGATGGTATTATCAATGCTGATGATTGGGGAGTTTTGTTGACTTCACCCGCAACATTCAAAGAGAATTTACCGCCGTCGGTGGCCCATGGTGCGCCGGTAACTTCAACGGCTGGGGCGTTGCAAATTGATGATGTCCAACCAAGTGCTGGACCGACCGGTTCGGCACCGTGGTATAACTGATGTCAGTAGCGCGAAATAAGTCTTATTCTAATAGACGGGCAGCGGCATCCGGTTTCTATCAGGGAACCGTTACGGAGGTAGTCACTGCTGAGATTGATCCGTTTGGGATTCGTGTCGATGTTCCACGGTTGGGTCATAAGAATGCTGGTCCTTTCCCGTATGTCGGTCCTCCTCCGGCGCTCGGGGATTCGGTGTGGGTGAGTTTTCAGGAATCTCGCTCGGATGAGTTGTTGGTGTTCAACTCCGGGCATCAGGACGGTGATGACATCACGGAGGGGACGTACCGGTTCGGCGGTCAGGTTGAGCAGTGGGGGGTGACGGTACATATCGAACCTACTTCTTATACGGGTTCTAGTCGTGCGTCGATGGGGTTCGTGAAAACAGGGCTTGGCGGTGGTGGTTCGGGCGTCGGGGTGAACGGAACGACTTCAGGCGATCTCTTTGCCTATGATTTCAATACTGATAATTGGCTTCTTTACCATACCGGCGCTTGGGGCGTTTTCGCTACGGGTAAGGAAGATATAGCGAATTGGAATAATGCTGCTTTTCATGTTTACGGTGGGAATAAACACGGAACCCCTAGTGGGACTTTCATGCGGCGGTTCTCTATTTATCCCAGTTACAACGCTGATAGCACTCAGTATGAGCGTCTCATTTTGCAGTGGAACCATCAAGACGCTAATGAAACTGCTCCGAAAGACAATGGCTCTAGTTACTGGTGGATGGACATAGGTGGGTACGGATACTGGCTTGGAAACATTCATCCATATCCCGACGACAATAGAGATTTGGGTTGGTCAAGTTACAGGTGGGATGACATTTATGCTACCAACGGTACTATCCAGACATCTGATCAACAATTCAAAACCGATATTGCCGACTCCGCTCTGGGGTTAGAGTTCATCAAATCTCTACGGCCCGTGTCGTTTAAATGGAAAACTGCCAAGGGTGAACCCGGTGTTCGAACGCATCACGGATTGATCGGTCAAGAAGTTGAAACAGTCTTAGGTGGTTCAGCGGCGACTACAGCAATGTGGACTAACTCTCACATTGAGGCGCGTTCAGAGGAACCGGCGGGATTAGATGAAGAAGGAAATGAAATAACTACCGCTATCCCAGCAGTTGAAGAACATTATCGTCAAGGTATCCGGTACAACGAACTGATTGCTCCTATCATTAAAGCAATACAAGAAATAAATGTTCAACTGGAAGGGAATGCTTTTCAATCTCAATCTGCTGTTGATTACATAGCAGACTTCGACGCCAAGATGTTGGCAAAACAGCCACAGGCTGACCAAGACCGTGCTGACATAGCGGATCTCAAGACCCGTGTTGCAGCATTGGAGGCATAATAATGACTATTCCAACTAAAAAGAATGTTGATCTTTCTTTGCTCCACCCACGTTTCGTAAAACGCTTAGAAGCGTTTTTCAGCGATGAACGTATCAAGGGGCGTGTGAGAGTTACCAGTGGGTGTAGAAGTTATGCCAAGCAGAAATATTTTTACGATGGCTACAAGGCCCGTAAGGCTGGATTTAATTTAGCGGCTAATCCTGACAGAAGGCATGGCCCTAAAGCCTTGAATGGTGTGGGTATTTGGCGCGGAAGTTGGCACATGGAACAGGACGACGGATTTTGCTACGCGGTCGATTTCGGTTTGTGTGGCAGTGGAATTAAAAAGTGGGAAGTGAATAACATTGCGAAAGAATACGGGATGCATCCGACGGTCAAGGGTGAGTGGTGGCATCATCAGCCGCGCATGTCAACAGACTGGTTTGATGCTCCGGCGCTGGATGCGATTGGAGTTAAAGAAGAAAAGAAAGAACCGGTTATTGATTGGGCGGCCCTCATCAGATATCACAACGCTATTACTGAGGGTATCAAACGAAACCCGATACGCAGAAAAGAGCGTTCGGATCGGGTGAAGGTTATGCAGCGCAAGTTGGCTGATCTCGGTTTTGATGTTGGTATTCCCAGCGAACGTTTCGGGTGGCGCACCAAGTGGCGGGTGAAACAGTTTCAACGGGTCAATCGTCTTACGAGGGATGGGATTGTTGGTTCAAGAACGTGGGATGAGATGTGGGGCGATGAGCCGTTGTCCTGATTTTGTTGCTTCCCCGGCACTCGGGGACGCGGTAAAATCTTGTTGTTACTAGTGCTAAAGTAGGATTCTATGGACGTTTTATCGTTTCCGTTGAAGTTGACCTCGAAGGGAGAGTTCGTCAAGGTAGAAACTACTTCTGATGATTACAAGGCTCAACAAATCAAAGCGTTCATGTCTACCCACAAGGAGGAGCGCAAGGTTTTTCCTGCGTTTGGTATCACTGATCCGACTTTTGAGGGTTTGGGATCGTTTGAAATCATAGATGCCATTTCTCAATTTTATGGTGTGTCGCTTGCTATTGAAGAGGTTGAAGTGATTAAAGGGCAGGGCGCTTTGGAAACAATCGAAGTTAAGTTTACTTAGGGGTTATTATGGTTTCTCCAGATTGGTCTACATATATTAATCTAACTCCGTATGATGTAACTGTTTCAAACATCTTGGAGGAAAGTTTGACGCAGGCGAAAGCCTTATTGCCCGAGTGGACTCCGAGGGTTGGGGAGATAGAGACAACCCTGTTGGAAGCAACTGCGTATCAGACTGCCAATTTGGCGAATGCGGCGAATAGGCTTCCGGGGGCAACAGTTGAAACACTTTTAAAATTGTTTGCGGTAACTCGTTCGAATGGGGTTAAAGCAACGGCGACTATTGGGATAACGTTTTCTGACAACTATGGACACTCTATTCCTGCTACTACCGCTTTTGCTTATTTTGGTTCAGATGGTTCGTCGTATGTGTACACATTGGATGCGGACACAACGGTAGCGTCTGGTTCAACCACTTTGGCATCAGTGGCCGTCACGGCTCAAGCGGTTGGAACAGGATACAACATTCCTTCCAACGGGAGTTCTCTTCAGTCGTTGGCGGTGTTGCCTTATGTGAAAACGGTTGTTCTGGATTCGAAGCCAACGGGTGGGTTGAACGCGGAAACTGATACAGAGTATTTCAATCGGGCTGTGACATTGTTGAAGTCGTATTCTTCGGTTTTGGCAACCGAAGAGCAGTTGGCTGCCCATGTTCTTGCTACTTATGTGGGATCAGTATTTCGAGCCAAGGCATATAATACGCGTCGATTTTCCGACAGGGATATGGTGACGGGGGGTGGGACACATAGTGGATATGTGTTGTTGTCTGTTGCTGGGGAAAATGTTAATGGGTATCCAAGATCCGTTGAGGATGCCACGGTGTCAGCAGCGAATGTTTCTACGATTTCAGCCGCTGTGGCTAGCAAGACCGGTACGGGTTTGACTATTGAAGTTCATAATGCGGAACTTGTAGGGATTGGTGTTACTTGCGAGGTATACAAACTTTCCACTGCTGCTTCGGGAACGGTTTCCGGTGCGGTTCAAACGGCGTTGGAAAAATACTTTGATTCTGACGCGTGGGATTGGGGCAGGGTTGTTCGTAAGAATGAAGTTATTAGTTTGCTGGATGGTGTGACTGGTATTGATTATGTTAAGAGTGTCTCACTGACATTGCCGGAAGAAACCGTGGTCGCTGCAACTACGGCTAATCTGTCGGCCGATTATGACAATGGGACGGTGGGTGTTGGGGCGACGTTGACGAACAATTCAACGCAGGCGGCGTTTGCGACGGATGGTCAAACACCGAGTTCGGGTGATCGTGTTTTGATCATGGATCAGACGGCAGCGCTTCAAAATGGCATTTATGAGGTTACAACAGTTGGTGATGGTTCCAGTAATTGGGTTTTGACTAGGAGTATTGATGCAGATACTACCAATGAGATGATAGTTGACAGGTTTGTTTGGGTTACTGCTGGTTCGACTAATGGTAGTAAGGGATTTTCTTGTAGTGCTGCTGGAACGATCGGAACTGATTCGATCACATTTATTCAAACTTCAACTGCTGTTCGTGCGGAAGTATTGGCCTCCAATGTCACGGATGGTACTGGTGGTTTGATCGGCGATATTCGTATGAACCGTTTGGGGATGTTGACTTATCCAAGCACTTTGACTATTACGGTTTCGTAAAATGGCTGATCCAATCAATTTATTAGAATCAAATGGGGTTGTATTTAATTCTTCTCTTTGGTCGGCGACGAATGCAACACTTCGTACTACTGCTTCTTTGGGCTATCAGGAAACAAGATTGGGGAGTGGGGTGGGCAAGGATGGCCTACTAGTCACCTCTTCGGCTGCTGGGGTGGTAACGGTCACATCTCCTCTGTTTCCTGTTGATTATACCAAGAGTTATGGAATGAATGGAATTGTTACTATTGGTTCTGCCTATGCGGAAAAAACGGCAACATTAGAGATTGAATATTTCACTGTCACAGTTGCTGGAGGGGGCAGTTCGATAGATCCGATTGGGGAAAAGGTTGTTGATGGGGCGTGGGTTTCGTCAACAGATGCCCATGAAGTTGCGTTTACGCTTCCGAGTGATGCCACTAAGACGTATGCCTTAGGGGTTGCTTTATCCGCAAACGCTATGAAGTTTGGTTTTCGAGAAGGGCCTCCTGATTACAACAGGGAAGAGTTCTGGATTCCTTCTGATGCCAACTACGCTAGATTGGTTTTTACGATTGATGCTGCAACTGCTGCAAATCAAGCATTTGCTTTGTCGGATGTATTCGCAGTGGATTTGTCGTTATTGCTTTCAAATGTGACATTAGATAATACATATGGTTTACTTCCTGAGTTTATTAGAAATGCTGATGGCAATTTAGATAATGCATCTCAAACACATTTACGCATGGTAAGAAAGTTGATGTCTGCGGCTTTTGCTTCTGGAATTATTATTGGTGAAGAAACAAGAACTTGGAACTATAGAAGGTCAACTGATTCGATAACAAACACTGAAAGCAAATCGGCACTAACGGATCCTCAGCAACTTCATAAAGATAATCTCAGATGGTTGGCTCAACTCGTTGGGGTTGAACTGGTCAATCCATTTACGGGCATGAGTATGTGGTTGTCGCTCCCCGGGTGGATTGAATCTACTGATTCAACAACGTGGCAAAAAATAGACCTAGTTGATAATGAGGACGTTGCGAGTGACTCCGCTCAATGGGCGAAGGTCAGATCGGCCTCTTATGAGGATATCCAATCATATCGAGATCAGATTCAAAATTCTTTTAATGGCTTGAACACTGGTAAGCCGTATTGGATGCGGGAATATTTGAAAACGATTTTGGATACAACTACACCGGACAATTATTTTCATAGGATCAAAACGCATGACCGGGAATCTCCGCTCTTGGTTAAGCATGTTTTTGATACGGAAGTAGATCCAGATCCAGATGGGATTCGTGTCGAAACGGAAATGAATCCGACGCTTTCTATGGGTGTTACCGGCACACAGTCTGGCAAGCCGCGAGACGCTGGGGTGTTCGCTTTTGAAGCGAAGGACATTCTAGAGAAGAACGTGCCGGGTGCTGGAGTTACAGCCAATGATGACACTGTTTTCAAGTTTGGAGATAGCGCCTGTGCGGCCGTGCCGGATGTAACAGGTTCAGGTAGGCATGTTTCATTATTGACAGCGGGCACAGCGATTGATTCTAAGGATTCTCGTTACGGAATTATTGCAGGATCACGGTACAGCACGGGATTTTCTTTCTATCCGAGTGGTGTCACTGGATCGAAGGCTTATATGCAATCTGCAACAGTTTCAACAGGTCTCACGGGAACAGATTGTGACTACTTGTTCCATATCAGTGATGTTAGTTACGGTAATAGTTCTGATCTTATCTTGTTCCAGCAGGGGACTTCTGGCAATGCCAACTACAGGGCTTGCACAATTGATGCATCGAATGGCATTCTCAAATATCTGACTGGCGCGTCGGGGTCTGTTTCATCGGATGTTTACAGTTCCTCAACCCATCCTATTGAATACGATTTCACCACTGTGGGAGATCGTTGGGTGCGATTTTCTGTCGGTGCATCAACGACGAAGTTTTATGCTGGTCCGTCATTGATTGATGTCTGTCATCCCACCTCTCACCTGATCACTTCGGCATCGCAGTCTTCTCCAAATGTTTTCTCTACTTCGTTTACTGCCCAATTCTTTCAAGTAAATCACGGCGAGAACGGGATTGTGGGCTATCGGGCCATCGTGAATGATGGAATATTGGATAGCCAATATGCTGGTTTCACTTTGTCAACATGTATAGATTTGAACATGACGAGCAGTAGCACAACTACTCCTACGCTGTATGACGGAATAGATACATTTACTCAGAGCGCCACTCTTAATGCTGATGTGTCTTATATCATTGATTATGAGGCCGGTCCTTTGCCTATTTCCAACTGGATTGGCTTACCTCATACGGGAACCGATTATTTGTACTTGGGCAATCAGAGCAGTTCTGGCGACAGCATTGTGGTGTCTGGAATGGATAATGATACCTATAACTGGACCGTCACTTATACGAATGGCACGACGGCTACGGGTACTGGAACGGGTGTAACCACGATTACTTGGAATGCCGGAACGTATGGGGGTAAACAGATCACTCAGATTGCTGCCGTTGGGACTAAAACCTACACATTTTTGCCTAGTATCGCGTTGACGCATACGATAACGACAAGCACTGGGACTGATACGACAGGCGGAACATGGACCATTAATCGTGCATGGGAGGCTGCTGATGCGTATGAGCATTCTGCGATTATTGATAGAGATTTATTCCAGTTGAATCGTGAGGGGGGAGCGATGGCCCCCAACTTGACGATTGGACGAGATACGGCAGTAAGTATTTCATTTCATTATCGTCGGTTCAAAACTGACAGTGGAAATGATGATTTTGTATTCAAACATCCAAACTTCATGTTGAAGTTCAACGGTGATGATGTAATCGGGATTCTCACGGAACAGTACGATTCCTCTTCGCCTGCCGGGGGAACCGTAAGTGTGACTTGGGATGACTCTTCACGCATCGGGCAGTGGAATCATATTGGGCTTGTTCGAGATGTTCCCAATAATAAGTTTATTATGTATGCAAATGGAACCAAAGTTCAGGATGTGGCGGACACGACGGTTGGAAGTTTGGTTTCCCGTGTAGGCAATTCTGACGCGAGTGTTATTGTTCACACAGATGACGAGCCGGGCTGGCAATTCAACCACTTTGCAGTGTTTAAAGAGGCAATGTCGGCGACAGATATGGAAAGAGTGCGGATAACACTGCCTACTTAAAGTGTAGTATCTACTTAGGAGTAACGTTATGACGATCACCTACGGAAATAGATTTGGTTCATTGCCGAACTGGTCATCCAGTTTGGATTCATTCACGCGCGTCCAGTTCAACGACGCTTTTACGAATCTCAACACGAACGCCGCTGGATGGTCAGAAAGCAGCAGTGCCGCCTCTGGAACCACGGCCGGGTTTTTCCATTACAACTCTGCCGACAATTCGTTGAAGGTTTATTCCACCAACGATTCAACATGGGTTTTGGTGGTTGATGGTACTGAGGTTCGTGGAACTACCCTGACTACCAAGGGTGACATTTACGCTGCTTCGGCGGCTAATACACCGATCAGGTTGGGAGTTGGTACTAATAATCAGGTATTGACTGCGGATTCCACGGCGGGCACTGGTTTGGCGTGGTCTGACGTTGTTTTAAGCGTCGCTGGGACGGCTAATGAGGTCAATGTGTCCACGGCGTCGGGTGTTGCAACGGTGGGGTTGCCTGACGATGTGACGATTGCAGGAACATTAACGTTGGACAGTATTGGAATTGCTGCTGTTCAGTCGTCTGGCGAGGCGTTTGCTAACAACGATACGTCCGTTATGACTTCTGCTGCCATTGAAGACAAGATTCTATCGTATAGTTATGCTACTGATACGAATTTAACAACCACCAGTGGTACGCTTGGTGATCTAGAGACGATGTTCCATATGGAGGTTACTGTCTAATGGCAATGACTCAGACTAAGTTGCACGCGCCGTCGCAGTTGGGCAACTCGGCAGCGACCCTGTATACGGTTCCGGGTAGTACGACGACGATCCTGAAACAGGTGGCACTGTGTAATACAACGGCAATCAATCGAACGGTTTCACTTTATTTGGTACCTAATGGTGGAACCGCAGGTGTGGCGAACGCCGTGTTGTACGACGTTCCGGTTGATTCTAAGTCCACGATTTTTGTGAACATGTCCGCGGTTATGGCAACTGGAGATTTTATATCTGGTTCTGCGAGTGTTGCTAGCGCCGTAACAATTCATTCTTTCGGTATTCAGGAGGCGTAATAATGGGGCGGCTGGTCCGAATAGGCGCTCCTGATGCTTTAGCGGATTTTTATGATTCGCCATCGCATATTTTCGGGAGCGGTGAAGACGCTGTTGTAACGATCAGCACTAATACTTCGTTGACTGCGGATATGTACTATCTGGATTTGACGATAAATTCCGGCATTACCCTAACAACCGCTGGATACAGGGTATTCGTTCAGCGGAATCTGTATCTAAATGGAACGCTGGGAATGGCCGCTGGGCCTTCCGCACAGGGTTCGCTGGGTATCGGAACTCAGGATGCCAATGTGACGAATTCGTTGGGTGGGGCTTCAGCAAGTTATACGGCGACTGCTCCTACTGCTGCGTTGGGTGGGTCAAAGTGGTATCGGAATCCTCTGAATGCAGTTGACGGCTACTCGTTTGATCCCAGTAATGGGACCATCAACCTTTTGAAAGGTGGTGCCGGTGACGGCACCAACTATGGAGGTGGCGTGGTGATTGTCGCCGCTCGCTATTTGTCGGGTGCCGGGAGTGTTGTGGCTACGGCGTCTGGTAATGCCGGTGGCGGTGCGGTGATTTTGATTTCTTCGGATAAGACCCATTCGTATACGCTTAGTGCCGCTGGCGCTGGAACGGGATCAGCGGGAACGACTTCCTTCCTTGAGGCAGACTGATGGCTGAGGCTCGTTACGATCAGGATGTTCGCCGGGATAAGGATCTTCTTCCTTATGTGTACGCGGCTTTGCCTGAACGGGAGTTCGGGGATGTCCAGTTTGATGGCGAGATGCTCTTCGGTAATGGCGAAGACGGCGATGTGACCATTTCTGCTGATACAAGTCTCAGCGAGGACATGTATTACAACAATTTGACTATTGATTCTGGTAAGACTTTGAATCCCAACGGGTGGCGGGTGTTCGTGAAGAATACTCTGACGCTGAATGGTGATCTTGGTATTAAAGAATCTGTTACTAGTGTGAGTGCCGGTTCTTTGTCTGGGACGGTTGGTGTTGGGCAGAGCGTGGTTGATGGTTTGGGTGGTGCTGGTGAGCCTGATGGTTACGAGCCGGGTTTTACGTTTTCTGGTTCGGGTTCTGTGACTAGTTCGCTGGGTATTGATTCTTCAGACTTTTATGATCTTCGTGCGGCTGTCAATACTTATCAGCGTCGTGGTGGTGACTTTCTTCGCGTCAAGGGTGGTGCGGGTGGAGGTACTGGTGCTGACGGGGTTAGTGGGGCCGGAGCGGCGGGGAGTTGGCCCCCGAATGCCAACACGGTTGGTGCGCCCGGCGGAAAGGGTTCAGCAGGTTCCGGTGGTTCTGGTGGCGCAGGCGCTCGTGGTGGTGGCGTGGTGATGCTTTCAGCACGGGTTATTTCTGGTGAGGGTGGTATTTATTCTGAGGGTGGTGCGGGTGTTGCTGGTACGGCGGGGTCTGGTGGGACTCCTGCTCCTAGTTATACCGATCCCGCTTCAACAGTTCATTCTGAGGGTTCTCCTG